TAGCTAAATCAGAAAGTCAAACAGTCGACAAACAAAAGGTCGCCCAACTTAACAGCAAAATCTCAGCAGGAGGAACCGCCTAATGCGTTCCGTAATGACAAACCAATTTAACCAGGTACCGCAGGCAGAAATACCGCGATCTTCCTTCAATCTTAGCCACGGCATGAAAACAACCTTCGATGCCGACGATCTCATACCTATAGGGGTATGGGACGTCATTCCGGGCGACACATGGAACGTACAAACAAGTCATTTTATTCGACTCACTCCAACTGCTACACAACATCCTTTACTCGATAATCTCGAAATCACTCTTCACTATTTTTATGTACCCTATAGGTTAATTTGGGATAATTTCGAAAAATTCATGGGAGCTCAAGACGACCCTGGCGATTCAATTGATTTCACAATCCCTCAAAACCCATCCCCCGGTGGTTCGGGGCATGTATTAGGCTCTCTTGGCGATTATTTCGGAATTCCTACCGGAGTAATCACAGATGTTAGCGCTTTACCTTTCAGGGCTTATAATCTGATATTTAATGACTGGTACCGCGACGAAAACCTTCAAGATAGTCTAACCGTACAGACAGGCAACGGACCTGACACTCCCGGGAATTATCTAATTAGAAAACGCGGTAAACGCTTCGATTATTTCACCGGCGCACTACCATTCCCACAGAAAGGCACAGCGGTATCTATCCCGCTTGGAACAACCGCACCGATCTTTACTGATCAAACAGGCGCATCAGCTCGCTTTTTAAGTGTCCAAACCAGCGACGGCGTAGAGAGACTCATTAACAATCCGTCAGGCACAAACGTACAAACAGCAACAGGTACCGCTTCACCAGGTCAAGCTCTCGAAGCCGATCTTTCATCTGCGACAGCAGCAACCATCAACGATTTACGGCTTGCATTTCAAACACAACGTCTTCTCGAAAGAGACGCACGTTCGGGTACACGATACGTAGAAACACTTCAAGCACACTGGGGAGTAACCTCACCAGACTTTAGACTTCAACGCCCCGAGTATCTCGGAGGTGGATCATCTCCGGTCAATATTTCACCGATCGCCCAACAATCAGCATCAACAACACCAGCAGCAGACGACACACTCGGCCAAATGGCCGGTATCGGAACCAGTCAGGGATCTACTGGTTTCACCAAATCATTTGTAGAACACGGCGTTATCTTATGCCTGGCAAACGCCCACGGTGATATCACTTATTCCCAGGGACTCGACCGATATTGGTCGAAACAAACACGCTACGAAATGATGTATCCGGTGTTAACCGGTATTGGCGAACAAGCCATTCTTAACAAGGAAATTTACCTCCAAAACACATCTGCGGACGACGATGTATTCGGGTATATTCCCCGGTACGAAGAATTCCGTTTTTTAAACTCAAAAGTAACCGGTCTATTTCGACCATCAGCCGCAGGTACTCTTGCCTCGTGGACACTCTCAGAAGAATTCGGATCTTTACCAACATTAGGCGCTTCATTTATCGAAGCGAACTTATCTCCTCAACTAGATCGCGCCATTGCGATCCCATCAGAACCACAATTTATTGCGGACTTCTATCACAAAATTAAAGCAGCACGACCACTACCGGCGTACGGAGTACCCGGCAACCTGGACAGACTCTGATGCCATGGGGATCAATCATTAGCTCAGCCGCAGGAGTAGCAGGAGCACTTATCGGCAAAAAAGGCCAGGAGGAAACCAATGCAGCGAACGCAAGGCAAGCTGCACTTAACCGTAATTTCCAGGAACGTATGTCAAACACGGCCGTACAGCGCCGCATGGCCGATATGCGACAGGGAGGAATCAACCCGCTATTGGCGGGTAAATACGACGCGTCAACACCCGCAGGTGCAATGGCAACCTTTGGTAATCCCGGTGCCGCTGCTACTGCTGGATTCTCTCAAGTTGGCGGAACAGCAGCCAATGTCGTACAGATACAATCCAAAATAGATCAAATCCAAGCCCAAACCAATTTGACAAACCAGCAAGCCAAAGCTTTAGGCGTGTTAGCCACAATGGGCGAAGCTGGCGGTCAATTTCTCGAAGCCGTATTAGAAAAAGCCAAAGAATTCTCCTGGGAATCAATAGACTTTAAGTCGATCGCCAGGGATACTTTTGGCAACGTCACAGGCTTCATGAAAGACCGCATCGACAAACTTATACAAGTCATATCAATTCAATCCAATGACGCATTTAATCGTAACTCCGACGTAAAAGGCAACGTCGGCGAACTCACACAAAACCCAACAGGATTTATGAAATGAGCATGAACTATGATCCGAAGGCCAAACCAAAGACCTTCACAGACGGTCGAACCAAACAGGCCTTCAAAGATGATGCAGACATCAATAAACTATTAGCCAGAGCACAAAAAACTGGCACCATGTCTCATCTCCAAAAATACGAGCCGGTCTACGGCGACTTCGCAGATTTCGATTTCGAAACTGCTCAACAAACCCTTATCCGAGGAAATCAGATCTTCTCGGAACTACCCTCCGAAGTCAGAAATGAATTCGGCAACAACTCATCCAAATTCTTTGAATTTGTAAACAATCCCGACAATAAAGACAAATTGTCCCAAAAACTCCCGCATCTTGCTCAACCTGGCAAACAGATGCTCGACACGTCTGGTAAAACACCCCCAGACGATCGACCAGAGCCGAAGGCGGAAAACCCTACCCCGGTATCCAAAGAACCGGAAAAACCCTCAGAATAGCCTCTCAGGCTTATTCAAAGGCAATTCCACCATTGCCAAACCCTCAACGCCCCCTCGTGGGGCGTTTCTCATTAAAGCGATCTCTGATCGCACACAGTTAGTTTCTACTAGACCACTAACTGGCTAGGTGACACCAAAGAGCCACAAAAACGGCAAAACGACGATTAAACGACGAATCACCCCGTTAAGGCTCTCAACAAACACCTAGCAAAAACAAAACCTGTGTGTTACAAACACACCATGACAAAACTCAAAACCCTTCTGGCAATCTCCGTTGCCTTCCTCATGACTGGCTGCTCAGTCACCTCGCTCCAATGTGGAGTCGACGGCCAGTCATCTTTTGTCAACCTCAACAGCACGCCTAGCACGCTGTCACAAAACGCAAGGAACATGGCAGAGCTCTGTTCCTTTGCATATCAGGAGCAACCCGATGCGACGTAAAATGAATTATCAGAAAAGCCAAAAGCTTTTCACGCGTACTGCAATGCAGACCAACAAACGCAACATTCCCAAATCCACAACCCGCGGCGGATACCGGCTTTAGTGCCGTGTTATAGCCCGCTCAGTGGATACAAAGACCCCGAAACAGGCGGCCTCATTTTTAAAAGGCCTACCAACGCTCCTCCGCAAACACTGGAAGTGGCCTGTTCTCAGTGTCTTGGCTGTCGCTTGGATCGTACTAGAATGTGGGCAGCACGCATCGTCCACCATTCCACCCTGTCCGACCCTGAGAACGGTAATTCCTTCGTTACTCTCACTTACCGAGACGAAGACGAATGTACCCCAGAACAACGCAACAGAGGCCACTACATCCCCCGCGACGGATCACTCAATAAAACCCACATACAACTGTTTCTTAAAAGACTTCGCAAATGGGTCTTCGACCCCGAAGGCCTCGGCCGAAAACCTGAGTACGAATACGAAGACGGACAAAAAATACTCACCAACGGAGTCAGTTACTATCACTGCGGCGAATACGGAGACGAAAACGATCGGCCGCACTACCACCTTTGCCTCTTCAATGTTAGCTTCGACGACGAACGACTCTACTACGAAAAAGAGGGCATTATGGTGTATACAAGCCCGACTCTTGAGAAACTCTGGCCGTATGGATTCAGCACATCAGCGCCTCTCACTTATGACAACGCTGCTTACACCGCTGGATACGTCCAAAAGAAAATCACTGGCAAACAAGCTAAAGAACACTACCTTCGATGCGACGAATATGGTGTGGCCTACTGGCTACAACCAGAATATTCAACGATGTCTCTCAAACCAGGCATAGGAAAAGAATGGTATGAAAAATACAAAACAGACATTTACCCAAGCGATGAAACACCGATCCCAGGATACGGGATCATTCCGACCGTCCCTCGATACTATGACAAGATACTCGAGCGACAAGATCCAGATCTACACGAACTGGTTAAAAAAACACGGCGTAAATTCATTCAAGAACACGCAGACGATTTCACCCCAGAAAGGCTTAAACAAAAATACAAAGTAGCCCAAGCAAAACAATCATTAAAACGGAGAGACCTATAATGTTCGAAGATATATATCAATTGTTAAAAAAAAGTCATTTGTCTGAAGATCAATATAAAACAATAGCGGCATTGCTATTTGATAAGATGACAAGCGAAAAATTAAATATGTACCTACAAGAAGAAGCAGCACACTTAAGCGAGATCCACGAATTTCGCAAACCACAACTAAAAATAATTTCAACGGAGAACCAAAAATGAAAAAACCAATGTATGCAGTATTCGACCAAGCCTCAGCAGTCCACATGCAACCATTCCTACAACACAGCGACGCAGAAGCAAGACGTACATTTATAGACTGGGTATCGAACCCAGAAACACCAATATCAGCACACCCAGAACACTACACACTTGTCCGACTCGGACAATACGACGATCAGAAAGGCCAAATTATTCCAGAAGATCAGGAATCAATCATTACAGGCCTAGTAGCTAAATCAGAAAGTCAAACAGTCGACAAACAAAAGGTCGCCCAACTTAACAGCAAAATCTCAGCAGGAGGAACCGCCTAATGCGTTCCGTAATGAC